TACGTGGTTGTCCAATGTCGCCTGATGCTGAGTTCATCACCGCAAAGATTGCCGAACTGTTGGCATATGGCAATGTTCGTATTGCTGAAAAGAAGCAAGTGGTTGAGAAACCTGTTGCCAAGCGTAATGTGCAAGATCATATGCGTGATAAATTGGCTGATACTATTGGCGACTTGGAAGTTATGTTTGATGCAATGATGGAAGGTGCCACCGATGTACCTGACTTCATGGCTTACTTCCGTGAAGGAAATATGCCACAGGCATTTGTTGCTCGTATTCGTGAAAAGTATAGTGATCAGTATGCAGAGTTGCTTGAAGGACAAGACAAGAAGGGCGATGCTGCTCTGCGTGAAGCCTACTCTTGGATGACTAAGCCAGTGTTCAAGCGTTATGATGCCTGGTATAAGGCACTGTTTGACGCACTCACAACCTATGGCGTAGTCAAGGCTGCTGTTCGTAAGGTTCGTAAGGCTCGTCCACTAAGCAAGGAAAAGGTCGTTAAGAATGTCAAGTACATGAACGAGTTTAAAGAACTCAATCTTGTATCCATTAACCCTACCGATATCATTGGTGCCACTGAATTGTGGGTATACAACACCAAGACTCGTAAGATTGGCAAGTATACGGCTGCTGTAAGCAGTGGCGTATTAGGCATCAAGGGCAGCACTATTCTTGGCTTTGATGAAAAGTTGAGTGTGGCAAAGACACTACGCAAGCCACAAGAACAGATGAAGGCATTTATGGGTGCGGGTAAAATCCAACTCCGTAAGTTCATGGATGGTATTCGTGCTACAGAAATTGCCTTGACAGGTCGGCTAAACGGTGATACAGTAATTCTTAAATCAATCAAGTAAGGTGATTTATGAAATACGACGGCGGATATCTGCATAAGCATGTGCGTTGGGTAGAATTGGATAAGCGTAATAGATTATATTCACGATATAGTCATCGCATATCTGCTCGTGATATGGGACAGATTCATAAATTACACGGATACTTTACCAGCAATTATGATTCATATACTTCAAGTTGGTGGGGTGATAATGCGCCACAGATTTATAGGCAGGTTGAAACAATGTTTCATCATAATTTTTACTTGAATGAAGAAGACTTGGTGAAACTTATCATAGGATATCCAGAATGACAAACTATAATCACTACCGCACTATCAACGACCTTACTGGTCTTGCTAATAAACTTGGGTTTGAAATTACTCCAAGTCGTGGTGCATACAATTCTTATGCCTATGAACAAAGTAGTGGCACGGATTTTGCACTTACCGTTCCAAAAGATGATGGTGATATATTACCAATCTATACACGTGGTGTAATGATATACAGTGGCACGGCAGAAGATTGTATTCACTTTATGCATGGTTGGATGAAGTATCGTGAGTATATTAGTATTCTTGGCTTTAAAGACAAGACTATTGCTGACCGTGAAGAAAAGTTGGCAAGCAAGCGTAAAATGGATCGTATGACAAAAGCAGTCGTAGATGGTAAAGACCCAGGTCCAGATTGGTATGAAGGTAAAGAAGATGAAGATATGCCCTTCTAAACCTATCACGGTTTTTCGCACTAGTTTACATCCAAGTTTATATGGATTTACTAAAAAAAGAGCATTGGAAGATGCAAAAAGTGAAGCCAATATATTATGGCATCAATTTAGCACAAATTATAAATGGGTATGGGAGAATGCCATTAAGGACACCGTAACTTTCCATGCCCATTTTGATATTGCATCACTTGAATATCGTGTAGCCGTTACCGCAAAATTTGAACCAGAAGACTTAACTTACTATCTCATGGCATTTGAAGTAGCGTAAATAACGGTATGATAGTTCATCGTTTCCGTATGGGTGATGTAGAAGATGCCCAACTCTATGCTGCTGGTCCTATAATAGAATGGCAAAAGAGTGAGGCTGGTGCGTGGGTAATGGAACACGCACTGCAAACTCCACTATTCAGAACAAACATAAACAGTCCTGATGGTTATATTGGTTATGTAGTAACTATTGAAGCAGATTTTACACCAGAAGATGAAGTTTATTTTCATCTTCGTTGGGGCGATGAACTTATCAGCCATCGCCGTGATTGGGATACTCGTTAGTCATAAATATTTGTATGGCAACCTTACAAGAACTTAAAACCGAAGTATTTGATTATGTGCGATACAGTCTTGGCGACGGTATGGTAGATGTTGAACTTGATCCTATTCATTTTGAAACATCATTATCACAGTCTCTAATACGCTATCGTCAACGCAGCGCAAATAGTGTTGAAGAAAGCTATTCATTTTTAGAACTACTGCATGATACCAATACCTATACGCTGCCACAAGAAGTTATAAGCGTTCGTAACGTATACAAGCGTAATATTGGTGCTAACAGCGGCACAAGTTCGCAGTATGAGCCATTTGAAGCAGGTTTCGTAAACTTCTATATGATCCAAAGTGGTCGTGTTGGTGGTTTATCAACCTACTATCTTTATAGTGCTTTTCTTAAAGAAGCAGCAAAGATGTTTGGTGGTTTCTTAAATTATCAGTTTAATACTACTACAAAAGAAATTACAATTATGCGCCGTCCACGTAGTGATAAAGAAACTATTCTGCTATGGACTGAAAATTATAAGCCAGATATCATTCTTCTTCAAGATATCTATAGCAAGCCATGGTTACGTGAATATACGCTTGCTCGTTGTATGCTAATGCTTGGGGAAGCACGTAGTAAGTTTGCTACGTTACCTGGTCCACAAGGTGGCAGTTCACTAAATGGAACTGACTTGCTTACACGTGGTCAAGCCAAGATTGATGCACTTGAATTAGAATTAACAAATTATATGGCTGGTGAAACTCCAATGTGGTTTGTTATCGGATAATATTTGACATTTCCTTAATTCTTTGATAAAGTAAAATCATGAAAATTATTGGTGTATGCGGTCTTATCGGTGGTGGCAAAGGAACCGTTGCGGATATCCTTGTTAAAGAGCATGGCTTTCAAAAAGTAAGTTTTGCTGACAGTCTTAAGGATATGATTGCCGCCGTATTTGGGTGGCCTCGTCATTTGCTTGAAGGTGATACAGCAGAAAGCCGTGAATGGCGTGAACAGCGTGATGATTGGTGGGCAGAACGTTTAAATTTGCCTTGGCTTACGCCTCGTTGGGTTCTACAATTTTGGGGAACCGATGTTTGCCGTGAAAATTTCCATGAAGATATTTGGATTGCAAGTTTAGAAAATAAACTTAGAAAAGTTGTTAATGGTTCATTTGAATACAGCAACATTGTTATTCCAGACACACGTTTCCCCAATGAAATCAACCTAATTCGTCGTCTTGGTGGAGAAGTATGGGCAGTCCAACGTGGTGATTATCCTGACTGGATGGTAAATCTTCTTAAACACGGCGAAGAACCACTTGACATTCATTCAAGTGAGTGGTCGTGGGTCAATGCAAATATGAACCACGTTATCAAAAATGATGGAACTATTGAAGATTTACAAACTGCTGTTACAAATTTGTTATAATATCCATACTTAACCTTTTAAAAACACCCATTTTAATCTATTCCGCTAAATATTAGCAACACCTTAAAGGAATAGACCCTATGGCAACTCTCGTATCTCCTGGCGTATCAGTAACAGTAATTGATGAAAGCAATTACGCACCAACTGGTCCTGGCACAGTCCCTTTTATTCTACTTGCTACAGCACAAGACAAGAATAGCACTGCCGGTGGCATTGCAACTTATACTACTAGTAGCACAGTAAACACACTTCAATTGGTTTCAAGCCAAAAAGAATTACTAAGCAACTATGGCTTGCCAATCTTCCCTACTGATGCAAGCGGAAACCGTCTATTTGGTAGTGAACTTGCTGAATACGGTTTGATGGCTGCTCACAGTACACTTGGTATTACCAATCAGGCATATATTCTTCGTGCCAATGTAAACCTTGGTCAGTTGAGTGGCAGCAGCAACCGTCCATATGCTGATCCTACTGGTGGAACACAATGGCTTGATACTGCAACTACTAGTTGGGGTATTTTCCAATGGGACGCTACGAATCAAGTATTCAATTCACAAACTCCTCTTGTTATTACAAGCACAACACAACTTACTGGTGGTGTTCCTTATAGCAATGTTGGAACTGTTGGAACATATGCTGTTGTTGCAACTGATGTTAAGAACCCAATTTATCAGAAGATGTATGATAATTCTTGGCAGACAATCGGTAGTAATGCATGGATGGCAAGAACACCAACTATTGTTGGTAATTCACAGGCAACTACTCTTACACTAACAAATGCTATTAGTCTTAACGGAACAACTTTCACTATTGCAAACACAAGCGTTGCTAACCTTGTTGCAACTATTAATAGTGCTGCACTTCCTGGCGTTAATGCAAAACTACTCAATGGTTACTTCAACTTATTTGCCAATGCGTTGGCAAGAAGTGATGGTAGCAATGCCGATGGTAAGATTGCTATTAGTAATTCAGCAGGTCAACCACTTACAAATCTTGGTATAACTGGCGGAACTTACTATGATGCAGCCCTAAGTTATGGTGCACACTATAGCGTACCTGCATGGAAAAGTACTGATAGTACTCCACGTCCAAGTGGCAGTATTTGGTTAAAAACTACTGCTGTAAATAGTGGTGCAAACTTCACTGTATATCGTTGGAACAGTGCTACAATGAATTGGGATGCTATTCCTGCGCCAGTTTATCAACATCGTCGTATTGCAACATACAATATTGATCCAACTCTTGGTGGTTTAGGTATTGCAACAGATACACTATTTGTGAAGTATGATATTCTTGGAAATAATACTGGTACATTTAAATTGCTACAATGGATGGGTACTGGTACGCCACTTACTGTAACAGGTACAGTATCAGCACCAACATTCACTGCAAATGATGCATTTACAATTCAGGTAACAACTCCTGGTAGCAGTGCACTAAGCAGCACTTATACAGTAACTTTAAGTGGTACTACTGCGGCAAGTTTTGTAAGCGATGTGTTAGCATTGAATATTCCATATTTGACTTGTACATTAACAAGCACAAATAATATTCAATTTGGTCATACAAATGCTGGTGATATTGTGTTTGTAAACACTACCAATACACCACTAACTACTGCTGGTATTACTACAAGTACAACTAATATATATGATGATGCTGGTAATGGTACTCTAACAGGAACTTATTGGCAGCCTGCTGAATACCTATATCAACAATCAACTGCACCAGTTGTTGCGCCAGATGATGGCACATTGTGGTATTATGAAACTCCACTTGAAGTAGATGTTATGATTAACAACGGTACTATTTGGAAAGGCTATAAGAACGTAACTAGCGATAGCCGTGGTTATAACCTAAGCAACACCGATCCACTTGGACCAATCATTAGCAGCAGCAAGCCAACTACACAAACCGATGGCACTGCACTTGTATACGGCGATTTGTGGGTTTCAACTGCTGATCTTGAAAATTATCCAACAATCTATCGTTGGCAGCGTTATAATGGCACTGACCAATGGATTCTTCTTGATAACACTGATAACACTACAGAAAGCGGTATCCTATTTGCTGATGCTCGTTGGGATACTAATGGTAAATCAGACCCTGCACTTGATGCAAAGCCAACTATTGTTAGTTTGTTAACAAGCGATTATGTTGATTTGGATGTTCTTAACCCACAACTATATCCACGTGGTATGATTCTATTCAATACTCGTCGTAGCAGTTACAATGTTAAACAATATATTTCAAGCAAGTTTAACAGTACAAACTATCCATTACAAACTCTTCCAGATGTTGCTGCAACTTGGAGCAGTGTAAGTGGTAAGAATGCTAATGGAACTCCATATATGGGTCGCAAGGCTGTTCGCAATGTTGTAGTAAGTGCTCTTAAACAAGCAGTAGATAACAGTACAACTGCTCGTGAAGATCAAATTAACTTCAATCTACTTGTATGTCCTGGTTATCCAGAACTTACTAGTAACCTAATAAGTCTAAACAATGATCGTCGTAATACTGGCTTTATTCTTGCTGATACTCCAATGGGTCTATCAAGCGATACTACTAGTGTAAACAATTATATCACTAATAGTGCAGGAGTAAGTTCCAGTGATGAAGAAGGTCTAGCAACAAGTGATAGTTATACTGCGGTATTCTATCCAGGTGCTGCTTATACCAATGCACTTGATGGTGTTGGACAGGTAGTTGTGCCAATCACTCACGCAATTCTACGCATGGTTATTAAGAGTGACCAAGCAAGTGCTCCATGGTTTGCTCCAGCGGGTGCTCTGCGTGGTAAGATTGATAACGTAACAAAGATTGGTTATGTTGATCGTGTAACTGGTAAGTTCTATAGTATTGGAACAAGCCAAGGTCTACGTGATCTATTGTATAGCAACAATGTTAACCCAGTTGCAGTGTTCCCAACAGAAGGTATCCTCAACTATGGTAACCACACTCGTCAGGCAACTGCTACTGCACTTGACCGTATCAACGTTGCTCGTTTGATTAACTATCTACGTTACAACCTTGAGCGTCTTGCTAAGCCATTGGTGTTCGAGCCAAATGATACTATTACTCGTAACGAAGCAACAAATGCAGTTGCTGGCTTGCTGAATAATATCGTTGCTCAACGTGGTATCTATGACTACCTAGTAGTTTGCGATACTACAAACAATACACCTGCTACCATTGACCGTAACGAATTGCATATTGATATTGCAATTGAACCAACAAAGGCTGTAGAGTTCATCTATATCCCTGTTCGTATCTTGAATACTGGTGCAATTGCTGGCACTGGTGCAGGTCTTGGTGGTCTAAGCAATAGTACTACAAGTCTAATGACTACTGCAACCATATAAGGTTGTTAAAATAATTAATAAAAAGCCGCTAGCAATAGCGGCTTTTTTTATACCCCCAATTAAAAGTGAGCAAAGTAATATAAATACTTCTATAGGAGAATCAGATGGCAGTTGCATCATTACTCAACATGACAGTTCCTGTTGCCAGTAATAGTGACCAGAGTGCAGGTAACCAAGGCTTATTAATGCCTTTGCTAAAGTATCGCTTTAGAGTTACATTTCTAAACTTTGGCGTTACTAGCCCAACTACAGAACTAACTAAACAGGTTATGAGTTTCACACGTCCTAACCTAAACTTTAACCCAATCACTATTGACTTGTATAACAGTAAAATGTATCTACAAGGCAAACCAGAATGGCAAACTGTTAGCGTAGAACTACGTGACGATGCCAATGGTAGTGTGCGTCTACTTGTTGGTGAGCAATTGCAGAAGCAGTTTGACTTTGCTGAACAGGCAAGTGCAGTCAGTGGTATTGATTATAAGTTCATTACCCAGTTTGAAGCACTTGACGGCGGCAACGGTGCCAATGGTCCAACTACGCTTGAAACTTGGCAGTTGTATGGTTGCTTTATTCAAGAAGTTAACTATAATAACTTTGATTATCAAAGCAATGATCCAGCAACTATCAGCATGACATTGCGTTATGATAATGCGTTACAAGTACCAACAACTACAGGCGTTGGAAAGACAGTAACAAGAACTCGTGGGGCTAGTATCACTGGCTAAAGGTTAAACAATGGCTAGTTTACTTGGTTCCATCCTCAATAGTTTACTACACGGCGGCGAAGTGCATGATTATGCACACGCCGCCCAAGTTTTTCGCACCAACAATTTTAGCCGTGCTCCAAAATCCAAATATCTTTTTTATGTAAACTTTGTCCTTGCATCAGATGTGCCAAATTACATTGATGCCAGTGAAATTGGTTATCTTGTTAAAACAGTTGACCTTCCTAAGTTTACTATGGATGTAAAAGATTTAAATCAATATAATCGCCATGTTTATATTCAAGACAGAATTAAGTATGAGCCAGTTAATATAAAATTTCACGATGATAACAGTAATGGTCTTCGTGAACTATGGCAAAATTATTACAATTATTATTATGCTGATGGAAAATATGGGTTTAATGATTATCAATATGATGATCGTTATCAAGATCGTTTGCACAGTTCTTGGGGCTTAGATAATGGCAGTCTAACGCCGTTCTTTAGTGCAATTGAAATTTATAGTATGTTTGGTGGCGAAAGCAATAAGATTACACTAATGAATCCTGTGATTACAAGTTTTCAACATGATACTCATGATTATAGTGAAGGACAGGGCATAATGGAAGCTACTATGCAAGTTCGTTATAACGGTGTAACTTATGAACAAGGATACACAGGCGGTATACCTGGATTTAATGACAGTGCGTTCTATGATAATAATTTAAGTGGATTAAGTGGACAATATGGACGTGGTTATTATGTAAATCCAATAACTGGTGGGTTAGAACCACAAGGTCAAGATTTTTATAACCAATCACAATTGCGTCAACAAGCACGGGGCAGTTTTGGATTTGCTGATCAAACTAATCAATATTATCCATCAACCAATACTGGATTTAGTCAGCAAGAAATTGAAAGCATTATCAACAATAATGCAAGCAATCAAAATGGTGCAGATACAGTATTTCCATTAGCAAATACAATAAGTCCAAGTTTTTCACAAAATTCACCTGATAGACAACCTATCTTTAATCCTGATTCTGCAACTGGATTTATAAACCCTGATCAGCCAAGTTTATCACCTTCAACAGTTAATCCTTTTAGTGATGGCAGTTATCAAAGTGGTTTATGGAATCAAGGATATAGCATAGACCAAATTAACGGTGCTAGCAACTTTGTAGATACAGTTCCACAAACAACACTTGACCAATATGGATTTCAAAATACCATAACTGCACAAACCGTTATTGCTCAACAATATATTGATAATCCAACAAATGTTATTGGTGTTGGAACTATAAACTATGGACAACCAAATAGCATACCAAGCATGATTGATTTTAACAATCCAGCCGCTCCTGTTAATCCAATATATACTGGAGCAAGTTGGCAACAAACATTGTTAAGCAGTGGATATAGCACAAGTGACATTGCACTCGCTTCAACACAGATCGCACAACTTAATGTAGCACCAGGCACAGACCTAGTTCCTGTTGCAAAAAATTATATTGCTTACAGTAAAAATAACGTTGCATAAATATTTTCATGGCAAACATACCAAGCACGACCCAACCTACAGATACAAAAGTATTCTTTAATGGATATTTCAGTCAGCCAATGCAAGTTAGTGATGCTGTGTGGGGGCAAGTATATGGTTACTTCTATACATTAACAAATAGTAGCGATGCTGCTGGTGCTCTTGCACAAAGTGTTATAGCACTTACCTATAATAACAACCTTGAACCACTGACAGTATTGCAACAGTTTCAGGCAGCACCAAATAGTACAAATATAAAAGAATTGTTGATTAGTTTCTTTAACAGTGCAAAAGGTTCTACGAGTAAGTTAGGTTATAAGAGAAACAATGCAACTGCTCCACTAGTTTCTCGAAATATTATTGCATGAGTCTAAAGTATAGTCAAGGGCTGTTCACTCCTAAAAATCCAGAAAAGTATGCAGGTCGTGGCAGTATAAGATACCGCAGCAGTTGGGAATTAAAATTTATGACCTTTCTTGACACTCATCCAAGTGTTAAGAATTGGGCAAGTGAAAGCATCTCTATACCTTATGTTAATCCTGTTGTTGGTAAAACTAAAAGTTATGTTCCTGATTTTTTTGTAGTTTATGAAGATGTAAACAAAAATTTACATGCAGAACTTGTAGAAATTAAGCCTCATAAGGAAACAAGTTTAGAAGCCGCTGGTCGCAGTCAACGAACCCAAATACAAGCGGTTGTGAACCAAGCAAAGTGGAAAGCAGCAGCAGAATGGTGCCAACGTCAGCAAATACAGTTTAGAGTTATTACCGAACATGATATGTTTGCTGGTACCAAGAAGAAAAAACGATAATTAATAGTATGACAGAAAAATTAGAAAATCTTTTTAACTTACCATCGGCACAAAGCAAAGAGGTTGTAGAAGCCTTAGAGAACGCACACCAAATTGAAAGTTCATTGCCACAAGTAGCAGAAGATGCTCTGGACAAAGACCTTGACCAATTAGCAGATCAAGCAGTAGAGAGTTTTGAAAACTTACAATCGCTTGGAATGAATGTAGAAGCCAGGTTTGCAGCACCAATATTTGAAGCAAGTGCCAAAATGCTAACTGCAGCCGTTACTGCAAAATTAGGCAAGGTTCAGAAAAAGTTAAAGCAAACTGAAATTCTACTTAAGATGCAGAAGATGCAGCATGATATGAATAAGGATGCTGGCGGCGATGATTCTCTTAATGTTGAAGCACAAGTATTTGACCGTAACGAACTGTTATCTACATTTAGAAATAAAGATAAATAATAGTGTAGGTCACGGGTTGCCGCCCCACCTACTCTATGTTTATAAGGAACACAGCGCAATGGTATTTACCAGCACTAATCCGCCAAGCGGATATTATGTATATGCCTATATAAGAGCAAGTGACTTAACGCCTTATTATATCGGTAAGGGAACAGGAAAAAGAGTTTATGCTAGACATAATGGCATATCTGTTCCAAAAGATCAGTCTAAAATTATTATACTTGAACACAATTTAACTGAAATAGGTGCATTAGCAATAGAACGCCGCTTAATTCGTTGGTACGGTAGAAAAGATATTGAAACTGGTATATTATTAAATAAAACTGATGGCGGAGAAGGCGCAAGCGGTGGAAAGTTTAATGTAGGAAGAAAACATTCAGCAGAAACAAAAGCAAAGATTAGTGCGGCACATAAAGGAAAA